ATGTAGGTACCACGCTTCTTTCTTCTTTACTTTTGCTGTTGCATCATATAAAATTCCACGTGCATCTTCTATACTTATATTAGCGTTAGATTGTAGTATCTGGCTGCGTGTCGCTGTTTCTTTCCCGCCCTTTGTTCCGGGTGTCATATTACCCGCTATCTGGTCAGGATTACCTGACATATAGTTAAACCACACTTGAAGTTGCTGCAACATTTTAGAATTATCAACATTCTGCCCGCCGAATGAAACCACATTAACCCCTTTGGGGTCCATACAGGCCACGGTGTCGCCGTCTTCAGCTTCTTTGATATCCTGTGCTGAATCAGAAAGTGCCGGATTAAAAAGTAAAATATCTTTTTGCCTATCAGCCTGGTCCATAGTCTTACTAAATACCCGATTAGCCATTTTATGAAGGTCGTAATATATACTCACCGGAGCTACTGGAAATGGATTGCCGGGAACAGGCGGTGTAAATGACAGAAACCCATAAAAATCTGTAATCCCAAGATACGAAGGAGCTACTTTTTGGTAGGGGTCGGGAATAGTTACTAAAGCATTAGCTTCAGGAATATATAATTCTATAACATCAACATAGTCCTGCAAATTATAAATTCCAGTAGCCGTCATATCTCGCATTGTTATGCTGGATGCCCGTTGCTCCTGGGTTGCTGATTTTGAACTTGGTAACTCAGCTACTAAATCATGGTCATAAACATCAGTGTCCAAAAGTAACTGACGGGGTACCATAGTCCTGTGGCCGTAAAATAACGAATTTCTAATAGACCTACATATGGGGTCTATTACAAAATCATCAAGGTCAATTAATTCAGTATATATTTGTCCGGGGTCAACATTAATATCTCCGAATTTTATCATCTGTCCCTTAGCTGCTATTCCTGTTTTGAGTATTCCCCAACCAAAAAACGCTGATGTAATCCACGCTCTTAATGTCTCTTTAAAATCGGTCTGCCTGCTCAACTCATCAAGGCCCAATCCCAAAAGTTCCGCGTAATCTTTATGCTGTACATACGGCGTTACAATTTTGGTTGTAGGATTTTGCATAACAAGATTGGGGACCAATGTACGAATTGTATGAAATAAAAGATTTACAGGCTCCGAACCCGTAAGCCCCTTCTGTTTCCCATAATAATCACCGACAAATTCTCTTATAAACATAGCCGTAGCATAGCGATAGCTCTTCATACGCTCAAAGCCACGTTTAACTGTCAGAGCCACGCTGGTGGGACTGATTCGTTCATTCATGATTTTTTTCCACGCCATCTACAATTTGGTCAAGAATTGAAAAATCATTAGGACAATATGCCTCGCCTATTTCAAAGTAACCGTATTCGTTTATTTCCTTCTTGCGTATGAATTCAAAATCACATAGAAAACACTTAGCTCTTATAGTTATAGTTTTCATACCATCGCCTTTGAAAAATCAAATGGTTTACGCCATCCTTTACTTTTTGCTCTTTTCTTTCTATTTTTAACCTGCTGTAATCTATATCCCATTGAATTACGGGGTATCTTCTGGTCCTCAAATTTTATTTTGGGTAAATCTTTATCTTCAAGTGTCAGAGCATCTGCCATCACTTCATCACCATGAGTTTTTTTTGCTGCCGCATTTTCTTCTACTAAATTAGCCGGTCCAATTCCGCCATTTGAATAATATATATATATTTTGGCTTCTTCTAAACCCCATTTAGAATGATTAATATAGCCGCCATGTGCGAGTAACCTGTCATACAATGACAGTAACTCATCTTTACTCCGATTACTATTGTGCCATCCATATGATTGTGTTTTTCTTTCAGAAAGAGTACCGAGTTCCTCTTTACGGAAATAAAATGGATAACAAAATTTCTTAACAATTAATTTACCATAATCATAACCTGGACCGTTATTTTCCCATTTTAGAAATGGTAGTTTATTCGGATTAGCTCCGCCGCACCACAAGGCGAGAGCCATAGTAACGAACGCAAGGTCATAAGGCGGGGTATTAGCATCTCGCCACACAGCAATTTTCTCGCCAGTTTCTTTGCACTTTATTGATATAACTGAATTAGACGCCCCTTGCCCCTTACTAACATCAACGCCAAAAATATAACTTTTACTCTGGTCCGGCCTACCAAGAATCAGATTAGTCCATACACGCAAAGGTCCCTTACTTGAATGCGCCACTGTTACTTTTGTCAAATCTTTAGAACGGACAATATGCTTAACCTGATTCTTGGCAACAGAATCTTTGAACCCAACGGACATACGCAATTTTGGTTCCCTGGCATACATTGCAATATGTTTATCAATGTTGTGCGTAGTAAAAAACGTATCACCAGATTCAATATCCTGTCGCAATACCTCACGTGCAAGTTCCTTCGGAGAACGAATGGTTTCTTCTACATCAAACCATGGCGAGCGTATTTCAAATTTACCAGTATCCGATTTAACAACATGTCGTCCGTAACCTTTTTCCGGGTGTTCATGGAACGGCAAAACAAAAACTTTAATTTTTCCTGAATTCTTCCAACGGCTATATTCTGTTCCTGGCCCTGCGGGAGTTGAGTTTATAATGCGTATATAGGATGCGTCCCTCGTGGCCGACCGCATTAGGCTACCTTTTTCTACTTTTGCAAATTCATCAAGTAGAGTTACCAAACGTCTATCACCAGATGCCGCATGCTCAGTGGTCGATTCTCCGTCAATTACACTATTGTTCTCTACATTTTTTAAGTGCATCTTTGTACGATTTTTTTCACCATAATGACATAAATGCGGGAGCATCCATTCTGGAAGCCAATCATTTATATAATCATGTTTCTGGAATAATGCCTTCATGTTACCTGCTTTATCAACGTAATCCTCTGTACGAGACAATTCAAGCAATTGGCTATCCGGCCTGAACAGCCATAGCCAATGAATAAAAATCAGACAAGCCCAGCTCGCCCCCATGTCCCTACATTTGTCAATTAAGATGTCTTTGGCATTTTGCAAGCACTTTTCAAATTCGTTAAAAAGGCCGTCCTGTATCGCCCAGCTAATAAATGGTCTGTGTGGCTGCGTAGCATCTATGCGTTCTCCTGTTTCAACATCAACATCAAACTGATGATAGGTCCACACAAAGACATTAACCCAGAATAATAAGGATTCCTTACAGGCGGCCAACAAATCATTCTGTAAAACAATATCATTTTCTGCCCTACGTAAGAGGTTTATACGCCAGTCAATATTTTCCTGCTCAAATTTCGGGACCATTATCCCAGTTTTCGGGTCCTTCCAGAATCTTTCGACACAGGGAAATGGGGATTTCAATTTTGGTTCAAGCGTATCAATCATTATTAATTCCACCGGCCTGTGCTATTCTATTTTTGCCCTGGTCGGAAATTTTATCAGCGATATCTTTTCTCTCTTTCCCTGTATTGGATACCGGAATTGCTCTACCTTCTATCCTATCGAATAATAAACCCATCATTCCTTTATCTGGTTTATGCACGGTGGTTTTTACACCCTCATTTGAAACTTTTGTTTCCTCATATCCAAGAGCCATTTTCCACATTAATCTGGCTAAGGATTCGGCCTTGGAAACCATCACATCCTCACCTTCGATACATACTGTCTCGGTTTTTTCGTTGGCTATATCCTTCAAAAATCGAGTTATAAATTGCTTGGCTTTTGGTTTCTTGCTACTCTGTATCATTTATAAATCCTCTTTCCTTTCTTCTGCAATTGTGCCGTTGCTACAGCATAAGGATTCACGCCATTCGCTCTGCCTGCTTCTTTGATTCCCGCCACTATACGATGGAAAGCTGCTACATGGTGTCGCCTTCCTTTAATTTTTCTGGGCGGCGTTAAACCTTTGCGTTTATAGATTTTAGTTATTTCTTTACTCATATTTTTCCAATAATCTTTTGCATGTATCAGCGGGAACAATAAAAACCATATTATTCCGTATGCCGCTAACCACTATGCCAACAATTCTTCCTTTCATGTTAAAAACCGGACCGCCGGAGCTACCAGGATTGCCTGTAATATCAAGTCTATTTCCACCAGCGACAATACCGAGGGCCACCGAATTACGAAATCCAAACGGGGAGCCAACGATAAATACTTTTTCCCCAATTTTAACATCGCCACCAAACTTGACCGCTGGCAAATCTTTAAGAGGCGTGATATGAACTATTCCGATATCATTATTCGGGTCTACAATTTTATTCACTACCTTATATTTTTCCCCATCTGCCAGGATTATCGTAATATCATTTGCATCTCTTATAACATGTCTCGCGGTCAAAATAAGCCCATGTTCGTGAACAATCACGCCTGAACCAAGCCACTCACGACCATTTTCAGTTCTGGCTTTAATTTGGACGACCGATGGATTCACTTTTGCAACCACATCTGGTAAAGCGGGGGATATTTTATCCACACATATCGTTAGAGTAACCAATAACATCCAGATTAACAAAAACTTTTTCATCTTACTCCGCAAGTTTTCTTATATATGCTTTAGTGGTGTCTTCATTGGATTCGCAGTACAATGTAGTTTTACCTATCGGCATGCGAAAAACATATGTAGTATTGGCCATAAACACCCACTCGATATTAGCCGCTGTGGACGTTACTCCGGTTGTACTCGCAAGCATTACCTTACCTGCTGTTCCGACAAACGTAATGGCGTACATTTGCCCCTGAACCAGAGTTTGCGTATAGTCGTTACCAGACGTAGCGAGTGCCAATGTAATCCCGGACCCTGCTACGGGGTCGCTAAAATTTGGATGACCCGGTGTGCGATTACCGGAATTATCACTTAACATCACTTCACCTTGCATATTAATTCTCCCGATTTAGTTAATCTTATATAAAATATCCCACTGGAATTATGCTCAATCTACCAGTATCTCCATTATTTTTTGTGGTAACGTTAAATACCATTTTCTGCTCTACAATTGGAAGAATAATTGTTTTGCTCGCGAGTATATTGGCCACAACATTTCGAATGGAAAGAATTTTTTGGTTGGCATATGTTTCATACGGGTGAAAACATGCGGTCCCTTCAGCATCTGCTGAATCACGGAAACCTACATCCATTATTATTCCTGTAGCGTTTTCCGGTAGGTAGTCAGACAAATCCAAATCATAAAGATTTTTTGTCGCCCATACAGCAGTCTGACTTTCCGCGGTTATATCGTCACCATCCGCCCAATCATCAGATGAACTTTCTGTAGTTATGGTATTTGTAGCAATGACTACATTAGTACACAATCTTGAATTCCCCCTGGTGAGGTTGTGCAAAACCAATTTTCCAATTTTAGCTGAGTAACTCAAAAATGCTATACTCTGCTCATTTGTTTCTGTATCATAAACAACTGACGTTGCTGTGGGATTGCCATTTATCTTGGCTACAAATGCAGACCCGCCTATAGTCATATTAATGGAACTAATTATTTTATTGGCAGAAGATTTAAGTATGACTCCGCCAGCCGCTGCCTTCCAGATGGCATTGCCACTTGCTGTATCTTTTGTGAGAACGTGCTCATCAGTCGCTTCTGATACAGCAGACAAAGCATCTATGGCTGCTTGTGCCGTAGACTGCCCGGTTCCACCATGAGCTATCCCGACATCAGTTGCTTCCCATATTCCCGTTTCTATCGTGCCCAATGTAGTAATTGAATCTGCACCCGTCCATGTACCGGCTATTATAGTGGCAAGAGTAGCATGATAAGCCTGAACATCATCGCCGATTACAAGATTTAATTCAGCAGGAGTTACATTATGCGGATTGCCAGAATCTACAATAGAATGATTGTACGCATCATTCCAATTAGAGGAATCATCTGTTATAGCGGATACCACACCGGCTGTTCCTGTCAAGATGCCGTTAAAGCTATCCAGTGTTAATCCGGCAAACGTAGGACTTGCATCACGTGATACATCCTGCGGGCCAAATTTATATGTATTTTCAAGCACCATATTATATTTGCACTGCTTCCATTGACAATTCTGAACTGGCTAACGTGGGCGCCAGCAACAAAAAATTTCTGTAACCATAAGTATTAAATGCGACACGGGCAATCTCATTATTGCCGGGATTCATCACTTCTATCCCATTATCAGGCCACGAATCATTACTCTTAGAAATAGTATCGATGAAATTAGATGTACCGTCAGTCTGCTGTCCTGTAGTAACAGTTAGTGTTGCTACCAAAGTATAATGGTCGTTATCGCCTCTCATTGCATATACATTCACTATATTGACTTCATTATCGGCGCCGCCCTTAAACCTCATTTCAAAAGCTACCTGCCCATCTACGGGAGTAAATATAATTGTTTTCCCAGCATCGAGTGCGTTCACATAAGCGGCGCTCTTATCACTTCCTAACGCAGCTTGAGACGAAGTGATTTCGCCAATCGCCAACCACTCATATTGAAGAACCTCCGCTCTACTGTAGACGACACTCATTTCAATTCTACTATTCGTTTAACAATTAGAGTTACTCTAACCACACAGTACACCACGATTATGATTGCTAACAACTTCATCAATTTTCGCCTTTGTGCTCCGACCCAATTGTTCCCGCGACACAATTTCTTTCAGGTCTCGCCGCATATTGAACGGAGACGTGAGCGTTAAATATTCCTTCAGAAACTCTGACCAGGGCAAATCCTTCTTCTCGAAACCATCGTAAATCGCCCTGATTCTTTTAATTTTTTCATTATCCATTTTATTCCTCCGTTCTGCGGTAACCGAGCCGCCAAAGTAATGACCCAATTTCCATGCTGACTCTGTCGACAACTTCCTCAGTAGCGGCCCAGTTAGAAGCGTGGAGACTCTCATGCAAAATAGTTATTAATTCATTGCGGGTATGGGGTTTCGCCATTATCATCAAAAACCTTTTATCCAAATTGTACTGGTCACACACTCCATCCAGCCGTCCGGTAAGCTCAACTTTGTACCGTCTGCCATTAAAGCTGTGGGTTCTGACCATTGTAACGATTATCCTGATTACGCAGACATTCTTCCAGACATTTCTTCAGATATGTACACTCCCGCCTGGTAGCTTCAAGGTCGAAAAATAGGTATTTAATGCCGATTCTGAGTGAATAGAGGGATTCCCGTAGCTTTTCTGCTTTCATGCTCTTGATAAGCTCTAATTCGTGGTCCATATAAAAGTCCTTCCCCATATTAACAACGAATACCCCTGATTTATCAGAGAATATGACATTTCTGACTGAGAAATTTAAATTTTGTGGTGGTGATTGTAACGATTATAGTGATTATATTGGTTACTGGCCCCATATGTCGATAAATGCCGGCATTTTGTACCTATTACCTGAATATGTTGATGCTGCGTACACACTGTCAGAACTGTCAGAATGGAAATTTATGAATTGTGGGGGTCCAAGTGGGGGTGGTACGGGACTCCGAGTCCGATAATCGAAGGGTACCACCCGGCCCCCTTAACCTGGTAACCAAGCGTGATAACTATAAATAAAATAATGCTTGACTTTATGCCTTTTGTACTGTATACTATGTATATGGACGATGATATGATACAAACAATCGTTACTATGGTATTCGCACTGGTAGTTACTGCGATACTTGTTTTCGGCGTATGGTTCAGCCGGTATGCAATTTATCAGTGGTAACACAATCAGACCGACCTAACGGTGTCAACCAGTAGCGGTATTGGCTAATAGCCATTCAGTTGTGGTGAAACATTCACTTGAACTGAACCAATCAGCCGTTTATAGGCCCTGGAAAAACAACAAATTATTACCCCCACAAAATTCAAGTGAAACTTTCACTTAAACTCAAATAATCAAGTGAGAACTTCACTTAAACTCAAGTAATCAGCAGTAATCGTTACAGACCCACCATTCACGATGTGCCATATCCACAAAAGATTTCTCTTAAAACGTTACTACAACAAGATTTACATTAATTCCGACTTAAATCAGACATATCCTTATTCCCACACTAACATATTAGTATAACAGAACTTATATCAATTGTGCATAAGTGGTTCAAAATTGGGTTAATGGATTTAAAACGCTAAAACGTTACTGCAACAACACTTATATAAAATGATGTT